CGTTATGCGTCATGCACCACGTTCTACGCTGTCTGGCCCAGCAACCAACGCCACCAGCCGAATCTCTGTCACCGTCTGCGGCGGCTTCTGAGCGTTGTCCTTCTCGAACATCCCAAGGTGCTTCATGGCCTGCTCCCGGGCCTGGGCAGGGTTCACCCACTTCACCTTCTGCACCATCACCGGCGCGTCCGGACTGCCAACCTGGGCGGTCTCCATCCCCACCAAGCACTTGCGCGCATCGGCCGGGATCTCGTGGATGGGCTTGATGTTCCCCCACTCGTCGTACAGATCGGCAGGGTCGAAGGACAGCTCGCGGGTCAGACTGGACAGAACGAGCTCCGCGGATAAGCCGGCCTTCTCGGCGAGTTTGGCGAGCCCTGCGTCGATGGCGGCGCGGATTTCAGGTTTTCTCAGGTTCTCCTCGCCAATTGATGCCGCCGTCTTCATCGAATACCCAGCCCGAATCGCCGCCTGGGTGGCGTTCTTGTCTACCAGATATTCGGCGATGAAGGCTGATTGCTTCGGTGTAAAGCTCACCGCATCACCTCGCGCACCACAATCCCGTGCACGTGCATCATCAGCTTCCGCTTGATCACGAACTCCCGGGTCTTCGTCGGACCGGACTTCACGTCCTCGACCACCAGGCGACCGGATTGGTCCAGATAAGTGAAGTCGGCCACGTACTTCACGCCGCGCTCCTTGTGACCATCCACATCCTGGGGCGGCAACAGCACGAATTCCACCTGGAGGCGCAAGTCGCTGATCTCGCCGGCTCGTTCCATGGCCTGCAACGCCAGGTATCGCGCGGCCTCGGCCTTGCTGTCGAACTCGATCCCGTGGGTGGTGGTTACTTCGTTGCCGTACTTGCTGCGCTGGCCGGTCGCTTTCATCGCCTGCTTGGGCTCGGGCGTCTGTCCGGCGCCCTTGATGCGGGCCTGGATGCGGGCGTAGTCGTCGGGGGATAGGCGGATCATGCCTTCTTCTCCAGAATCGCTCGCAGATCCGCGATATGGCGCCGAACCATTTCCCGGCGCTCGACTTCCGGTGCCACCGTCTCGCCGTTGACGCACGCGATTTTCAACACCGCCTTGGCAATGCGCTCATCAGCGGGCGGCGGAGGCAACAGGCCGGCGGCCTCGGAGTTTTGAATCTTCCCGCATAGGACCGCGTTTTCGAGTGCTTGGCGGCGCTCCTCGACATTGAACCCGAGAGAGGCAGACCACTTGACCGGAACGCCATGGTCCCTGGCTTCGGCAACCAGTCGGTCGTAGGCGGCCTTGAACGCCATCCTGGCGCCAACCTTGTCGTTGATCTCAATGGCCGGCCGCGCAATGTGCCAGGCCATTTCCGTCTCCCGTGTCCAGACCACGGTGGCGGACTCGTGCTGGGCAGACAAGGCGACCATCCAGGCCTCATCCGCGTCCGGCCGGCCGTCCGATGCCGCCATTCGCTCCATGACATCAGCCACGGTCAGGCGCCGACATTCACGGCGCACGCGACGCAGGGCGCCCAGAACGTCATCCAGCGGATATTCGGCCAGATCGTCGGCCATCAGAAGCAACCCAGCCGGGGTCAACTGCTGCCCCATGGCCTCGGCCGTCAGGCTCAATGCGTCGATCAAGTTCTCGGTGCTCATGATCCGGATGCCCTCCTGGCCAGCATGGCCTTTGCCGTTTCGGCTGCGTTCAGGTTGGTTTGCGTGGCGTCGATCTGGCGCGCTGTAGCGGCCGTCATGCGGGTGTTGGTCGCCCACTCGGTACGCAGCTTCTCGGCATCCTTGAGCAGCGCATCGACGCTATGCCCGGATCGGGTGTACCAGGCATCCGGGTGTCCGACGTAAAAACGGGCTACGTGGGGCGCGTCTGTCATGCCCAACCGACGGACCAACATCACCACTTGCCCAGCCACCTTCGAGTTCCTGACCGGTTCAACGCCGTAGCGATTCAGGTAGGCCATGGAATACGCCTCTAGGGTTTCCCTGCACGCCTTCTGCATTTCCGGGGTCAAAGCCGAGGATTTTTTCGGCTTTGAAACTTGGGGAGTTTGGCGTGGCGGCGGCGGGATTTCCGAAACGGGTTTTGCAAGATCTTTCTGGTGATATGGTCTGGTGATATGGTCTGTTGCTTGCCCGTCCCCAATTCGGGGACCCCCCCCGTCCCCAATTCGGGGACCCCCCCCGTCCCCAATTCGGGGACTGTTGTTGGAATCTACGGTCCCTGATTCGGGGACTGTTCTACGGTCCCTGATTCGGGGACCGTTTTTGGTCCCCAATTCAGGGACGGTTGCTGATCCCTGATTCGGGGACCGTTTTTCCTCAGTTGGGATGGCGATCTGGTAGTCGACAGGAAGCGAAAACCCACCGCTTCCTGTCTTCTTCAACCAACCCAGTTTGACCAGATCAGAACTGGCAGTTGACACATGCCTTGGCAACATTCCGCACCGATTGGCGATGTCTTCCCGCTTGGGGTGGCATCGCCCGTCCTTGTTGGCGAAACTCAGAATGGCGCCGAGGACCCTGATCTGCTTAAGGGTCAGGCGATGGTCGGCCCATACCTCGACGGGCATTCGAGAGAATTGCCGCGCAGTGCCGCTCATCGCTGCCCCCACAACGCCAACATGGCAGACTTAATGCGTGCCCGCTGGGGCTCCTTGAACTTCTCCATGGCCTTTCTGCGCGCCTCCAGGCTATCCAACGCCGCAATCTCGCTGGCTCGTGCCGGCGAATCAGCATGCCAACGCGCAAGGCACTCCAGGCGCCATGCTGGAGACCATGTTGGATTCTCGGAATTCGCCGTGGCGATGGCGCAGTGGTTCAAGTGGTTACCCGTTGAAACTCAACCACCCATACCCATGGATTTGCTGCCCAGGAGCCTGGACCGTTGATGCCCTGCCATATGGCGCTGAACATGGATATCGCATGGACCCGAGCGAACTGATCGACCTCCCGCTGAACAAGCGCGCCTTCCGCCACGGCATCGGCGACGGTGATGTCGTTCAGTCGCTCGACCCGAACGGCTGTGATTTCCAGGGTGATGCGGGAGGCCCAGCGCGGCATGTGGATGGATGGGCGGCGCTTGAACCCCCACCGCTTGAAGTCTGCGTGGTCGTCCTCGCTCCAGCTGTCTGCGACGTATGCGAAGCGCGGCCATGTGTCTGCGCCTTCGCGCATCATCTTGGCCGTGCGCTCTGGGCGCTCCCATCCGGATTCGCGCACCCACAGCCGGTCTCCGGGCTTGCCATACGGGCAAGGCAAAACGTTTCCGCCTTTGCGCAGTACGTCCGTGGTGCTGCGATATTCCCAAGCTCGGTAGCCACCGGAAAACCAGTACGGCTCCCCGTCATGTGTGGCGTTTGGTTGCGGCTTCACAACCCGCCGCGTCTGCGTCTTACGCCCTTCCAGGATGGCTTTCACCATGGGCGTGGAGAAAATAATCGGACGTTCTTTCATTGCGCCCCCTTCCTGCAGCAGTTCACGGCTTCCGGCGGCGTTCCGGACCAGTCCGGATACAGGTAATCGCGAGGTGCGCAGACCGGCCCTTCCTTGCCGCACCATTCGCACTTTCCGGTCCACATTCCAACAACGTGGCCGCGCGGCCGACCATGCTTTATCCCGCACTCGGCGCAGATTTCGGATGGGTAATAGCGTTGCTCGCCCATCAGCCCAACTCCATCACGCGCACCCTGGCCAGCTTCGCGCGCTCATCCTTCAACAGCCCGCGCAGATGCTTGTTACCGTACAACTCCGCCGAGGCCGACATGGAGTCCGCCTTGGTGCGCCGCACGGTGTAGGGGCAGATCGTCCAGGTTCCGGCCAGGGACCGGTGGAGTAACGCCAACATATTCAACTGGGGCGCGCTCATGCTGTATGCCCCGGGTGAAGGACTGTTTCTGCCGCCGCGTAGTCCACGCCGACTCCACGGCGGTACAAAGTCATCCCATCGCGGACAAGGATGTCTCGTCCACCAAAGCGCCGAGACTGCAAAACCCGGTGCGCGTCCTTGCCGAAGAGCGCCCGAATCTTGTCGCGGCGCTTCTTGGTTCTTTCCGCGCTTGTGGGCGTCTCAGGCCGTATCGCATCGGCCGTCCCGTCTGACATGACCCATCGGCGGTCGTAGTCGCCAATTCCTTCCGTGTCAAAACTGGCAATACGGATGATTCTGTCCTGGTGAAGTGCCCGGATGTACCGGACCACGCTGGACCGATCCGCATGCACGCTCTTGGCCATGTCCATGTCGGTCAATCCCTTACTCCTGGGCTCCAGGCTCTCCAGGCACTCGATCATGCGCACCAGGATCGGCGCCATGCGCTGGCGCAATTGCCAGTCCAGGATGTAGCCCTCGGGGCTCACGAATGTTCGTCTGTTGTCGATTGGCATATCACGCGGTACATCTGGTAAAGGGGGGATCGTTGGTCGCCAGAGCGGCGGGCCTCGATGGCTTTAAGTTGTTTCAGGTAACACAGGGACCATGAGACTGACTTCGGCGATTTGCCGGTGAAATCCACCAGCTGCGAATACGTCAGCCACCGGGGGTGGTACTCGCTCAACACCCGCAGCACCGCTTCGGTGGTGCTGCCCTCGTGGATGGTCCCAGGGGGGTTGGGGTTGTACGGGGGCGCCGCCTGAACTGCCCCGGAATGATGTTGAGTAAACGCGCGTATTTGCTCCGCCATCCAGAAGAAGACTCCGCTCATGTCTCACCAAGTCCTTTCTGGTCAGACAGCGCCGCCTCCAGGAAGATGGGAACAGGTGGCTTCGATCCACCGGCCTCCCGCTCCCAGGGCGGGCGCTCTGCCTGACTGAGCTATGCGCGGGGTGGTTTGATTCATGCGGCGTCAGAACCTTCTGGGCGGCGCAAATGCTCCGGCAACACGTCCGGGCGCACATCCTGCAAATGTCGCAGCCTGGCGCGTGGGATTACGCCACGCGACCGCCACTCGGACACGGAAGGCTGCTCAATGCCAAAGAATAGAGCGGTGGCCGAAACGCCTCCTAGGGCGTCTGTGATGAGGATAGCGTCGTTCATGGCTAAGATGATAGGCGCGCCTATTTCCACAGTCAAGGCATGAACCACTACGGATATGATTTTGTCCGTTGCCTCATAAACACCCGCCGCCAAGCGGGTTTTTTTGCCAACCCAAAAAAACATAGACACGCCTATTGCATTAATAGTTAGGCGTGCCTATAGTTATATCCACTCCCCGCCCACCCCTGACACCCTCACCGACCCGCGACACCAGTACCCGGTGACAGGCCCGGAAGACGGCGGAGATAGACGAAAGACCGGCCACCCCGAGCGGGCGCACACCAAACGGTCGAGTAGCCGACAGGTTTCAGGCACAGCAACACGCCAGAAAGCGCGCCGGTGAGCCACCACCGGGACGACCCGCAGGACGGGTGACAGCACCACCGGAAAGACGGGGGCCACGTTCACTTACAGCCGAGCGCAGCGGTAGGCGTCATGGAAGCGTGGAAGCGAGAACGCCGGGCGAACCAACAGGCGTGGCAGCCGGAGAGACGGCGATATCAACCCAACCAGGAGAGTACAGGATGGAAATCATCACCATCACACCCAAGTTCCTGCTCGGCGCCGTGCTGGCTGTCCTCGTGGTGGTCATCGTGCTGGCGGTGTGCAGTCGGGCGAACGGGGAGGACGAAGCATGAGGCCCATCGACTACCTGCTCGACACGCTTGCCATGATCGCCCTGTTGGCAATTCTCTACGGGTTCCTGATCTTTGGCGCCGCCATCGAAGGGGGAGCACTGTGAGCATGCTCATCGCTATTTTGATCGTCTTTGCCCTGGTCATGGCCCCCTTGATATACAACATTGGAACCGGCCGTAATCCGTTCGCGGACCTCGAAAACGCGGCATTCCTTTACTCACTCCACCGCCGACAGTACCTGCGCGGGCGGTGGGCGTCCATCGTGGCTACCTGGAAGGAAATCAATGAACGCCCCTGAACGCATCCCTCACCCTGACCGCACCCGGTTTATCGGCGGATCAGACTGCGCCGCAATTTTGGGAGTCTCCAGGTGGAAGACCCCGCTCCAGTTGTTCATGGAGAAAACCGGCCAGTACACCGAGGAAATCACACCGGCCAAGCAGCGCATCTTCGACCGCGGCCACCGCTGGGAGCCCGTCGTCGTGGAAATGGTCGTGGACGAACTCCAGGCCCGGGGCCATGACGTGGAAATCCTTGCCAGAAACGAACGGTATGTGGACCCCAAGTTCCCCTTCCTGGCCTGCGAACTGGACCTGGAACTGCGCGTGGACGGCGAGGAAGTGAACTGCGAAATGAAGACCGTCCACCCCTTCGCTGCCAGCGAGTGGGGAGCGCCGGAATCCGACGAGGTTCCCATCTACTACGCCGCCCAGGTGGCCCACGGACTGATGATCGTCCCCCGGCGCCGCACCCTGGTGGCCGCCCTCATCGGCGTGGATGACCTGCGCATCCACTGGATTGAACGGGATGAGGAAACCATCGCCGCGATCCGGGAGCGGGAAATCGAATTCTGGGCTTGTATCCAGACCGGTGAACCGCCGCCGGCCACCACGCCGGAAGACATGAAGCTGCTCTACCGGCGTGACGGTGGGCAGATCCTGGACGCCGACGAGGAACTACTGGAGTGGTGCCAGCAGGCCAAGGACATGAAGGCCCAGGCCAAGGACCTCGAAGCCAGACTGGAAGCCGTGACCACCCGCATCAAGGGGCGCATGGGCGCCTGTGCCGCCCTGCTGGGGCCGGATGGCAAGCCAATGGCCACATGGAAGAACAACAAGGATTCCAGCGTCACGGACTGGAAGGCTGCGTACCTGGACATGCAGCCGAGCCGCGAGCACGCGGCCAGATTCACCAGCACGAAGCCGGGCGCCCGCCCCTTCCTTCTCAAGTAAATTTTGCCATGCACATCACCGACGCCGAAAAAGAGCGCTTCCTTTCCAAGATCTCCGCGCCAAATGAGCGCGGTTGCATGGAGTGGAAAGCATGTCGCAACTCGAAGGGCTACGGTCAATTCGGTATCGATGGTCGGATGCGCGTCGCCACCCGTATTGCCTACACGTTGGCGAAAGGTCAGATCCCAGAAGGGATGCTGGTCTGCCACACGTGCGACAACCCGCCGTGCTGCAACCCTGATCACCTGTTTATTGGATCGCCGAAGGACAACCAGTCCGACAAGGCAATCAAAGGTCGGTGTGCGCCACAGGCAGGCAGCATGAACCATTACGCCAGGCTGACAGAAAGCGACGTGATTCAGATCCGCTCTATGCGGGAATCTGGTTCTCCGGTCGCGGACCTGGCGCACAGATTCAACGTTCATCAAACGACCATCAGCAAGATCGTCACCAGGGCCACCTGGAATCACATTTAAGGAGCACAAGAGCATGTCTTCGCAAGCCCTCAAGGAAGTTGCAACCGGTCATAAGGTTGATCTGGCCACTCTCAAGCCCAAGGAACAGATCGCCTACCTCCTCAACCAGAAGAAGAGCGAGCTCGCCAAGATGCTGCCCAAGCATTTGAACGCTGAACGGCTGATGAAGGTCGCCCAGATCGCCGCCACCACCACCCCGGCCCTGGCCAAGTGCGACGTGGCATCTCTCGTGGGCGCCATTGGCCAATGCGCCCAGATGGGCCTGGAGCCCAATACCGTGTTGGGCCACGCCTACCTGGTGCCGTTCAACACCAAGCGCAAGGATGGCAACGGCAATGAACGCTGGGTCAACAGCGTCCAGGTCATCATCGGCTACAAGGGGCTCATCGACCTGGCCCGCCGCTCCGGGCAGATCGTCAGCATCGCCGCTCACGAGGTCTGCGCCAATGACCACTTCGAGATGGTCTATGGCCTGGACGAGAAGCTGGAGCACAAGCCCGGTCTGGCAGACCGTGGCCCCGTCATCGGCTTCTACGCCGTGGCAAAACTGGTGGGCGGTGGGCATGCTTTCGAGTTCATGCCCATGCGCGACGTTGAGGAAATCCGCGACAACTCCCAGGGCTGGCAGCAGGCGGTGAAGTTCAAGAAGCAGGACAGCCACCCGTGGGGCGCCCACTTCGTGGAAATGGGCCGCAAGACCGTGATCCGCAGGTTGGCCAAGTACCTGCCCCTGTCCATCGAGTTCCAGACCGCCGCCACCCTGGACGGGATGGCCGAGGCCGGGAAAGACCAGGGCTTGGACACCCTGGATGGCGAGTTTTCCATCGTGCCACCCGACGACATGAGCGGTATGGGTAGCGGTGACGATTCCGGCGACCAGCAGCAGCAAGGCGAACAACCCCCGCCCCAGCCGCCCGCCGCCATCGAACACCAGCAGAGCCAGGCCATTCCCCAGGCACTCGCCGAACCCACCATCGAAGACGCCATGGCCAGCGTCCGAGAGGGGGATTTCGAGATGGCCAGCGACATTGCCCGAAGCCTGATGCCTGACCAGGCAGCGGAAGTGAAGGCTGCCATCACCAAGGCGCAACAGCCGAAGCGGCAACGCGCTCCGATGAACATCGAGTAACCAACCACCGTACCAACGAAAGGACAGACATGGAAAGACGGATTGTCTGCTGGTTCAGTTGCGGAGCGGCGAGCGCGGTGGCCACGAAGTTGGCGATTGCCGAGAACGCCGACCGGCTGCCGCTGGTGGTTGCGCGCTGCATCGTGCGCGAGGAACATCCAGACAATGACCGCTTTGCTGCCGACTGCGAAAGCTGGTTCGGAGTGCCGATCACGAACCTGATTAACGCGAAGTACGACGGCTCGATTTACGAGGTTTTCCGCAAGGAGTCTTACATCTCCGGGGTTCTCGGAGCGCCTTGCACGCGGCTGCTGAAAAAGGAAGTACGCCACAGGTTCGAGCGTCCTACCGACAGGCATGTATTCGGCTACTGCGCCGAAGAACAAGACCGATGGGATTATTTTATCGACGCCAACAACATTGCCGCCGTTTCGCCGCTGATTGATCGCGGGCTTAAACACTCAGACTGCCTTGCGATAGTTCAGGACGCAGGGATTGCGCTGCCTGTGATGTACCGGCTGAACTACCATCACAACAACTGCCGTGGCTGCTGCAAGGCGACGGGGCCGGGGTACTGGAACAAAGTTCGGGTGGATTTTCCTGACTACTTTGACCGGATGGCGAAGGAGTCGCGCCGCCTGGGCGTGAAGATAATTCTGATTGGCGAGGAGCGCGTGTTCCTAGACGAGTTGGAGCCCGGCACCGGCAACTATCGGGACGAGCCCGAGGTTCAGTGCGGGATTTTTTGCGAAATGGCGAAGCGTGAGCTTGCCGCATAACGCC